CGGCGCGGCTTGACAGTTCGTCGGGTGCTCAGCAAACTACGCAGCTCCCGCCCGAATAGCTCAGCCGGTTAGAGCACTTGACTGTTAATCAGGGGGTCGTTGGTTCGAGTCCAACTTCGGGCGCCATCTCTTGCTACTGCGCACCACCTCTACATTTGGTGCCAGTAGCCGGTTCGGGTTGTAGTTGATGATCAGCTCTTCCCCGTCCAGCGTGATGCTGTTGACGAAGCTGTTGTAGAACGCCCGCGACCGCGCGGCGCTCGTTTCATCCCGCACCAAGTTGCGCAGGAATCCGGTCAGCTCGTCGACCTCCTGGCTGCTCATGCCGCCGGCTGGCGCTTGCTCCGCGTCGATGGCGGACAGATCGGCCTCGGCGTCCTTCTGCTGGGCGTTGTTGCGCCGCAGGCGACCGGTCAGGTCACCCAGGTTGGGGGCATCCTTCCCGTACAGCTCGAGCACTGAGTAGAGCTTCTCGTTCGCTTCCTGCAGGCGCCCAATCCGAGCCAGCACAGCAGCGCGGCGCTTGCGGTGGTCGGTGGCCCAACTGCCGGCCTCGGCTTCCATCAGCTCGACGACGTCAGCGACGTTCCGGCGGCATAGCACGCGCTTCAGGATGACGTTGGATAGCCACTCGTCGACCAGGTCAGCGCGAATCCGGCGCGGGTCGCACTCGCGGTTCTGCATCGACTTCCGGCAGCGGTAGTAGAAGTACAGCTTGCCACCGCGGCCGCGGCTGGTTTCGATCTGCATGCTGGAACCGCACTTCCCGCAGCGCAGGATGCCGGTGAAGGCATGCGTAGACTTCGGCGAGCCGTCGGCCTTGGTGATGTCCGCCGCCTCATCCATCATCGCCTGCACCTGGTCCCATAACGGGCGCTCGATGATCGCTTCATGGCTCGGGACGACTACCCAGGTGTCACGGTCCCGCACGCCGCGGGAGTTCCGGCCCCTGCGGCCGAAGACGATGTTCCCCACATTGACTTCGTTGCGCAGCTCATTGATCACGGTCTGCTTCGACCATTTGACGCCACGGCGCGAGATGCCGCGGCTGTTGAGCCAGGCGGCGATCTGGAACGCGCCCTGGCCCCTGGCGCGCATGGCGAAAATCTCGCGCACCAGTTCCGCCTCACCGGGCACCGGCACCAGCTTGCGGCGCTTCGGGTTGTCCGGCGCCGGCGTCGAGAGGTAGCCGAACGGGGCACGGCCGCCGACCCAGTAGCCAAGCCGCGCGTTGCGCATCATCGAGCGCCGCGTGTCGGCGCTGATCCGCCGGCTCTGCAGCTCGTTGAAGATCTCCATCACGCCGTCCATGGCCCAACCCATATCGGTGGCGCGGTCGATCGGCGATGAGATATAGACCAATTGCACGCCCGCTTCGTCGAGCAGGCGCTTGTTGATCATGGCCTCGTACTTGTTCCGGGCGAAGCGGGCCGAGTCCCAGCAGATGAAGTAGGTAGCTTCCATGGCGCATGCCATGTCGATCGCGGCCTCGAAGGCTGGGCGGTTCTTCTCGCGCCAGGCGCTCTTGGCGTCATCGGTGAACACGCGCAGCACGCGCGCGCCGAGCTCCGCGGCGCGACGCTCGCCGACCTCTATCTGGGTGGGGATGGATACGTCCTGCTCCGACTGCTTGCGGTCGCTGACGCGGGCGTAATTGACGCTGGTGACTTCTTTCTCGGCCATGTTGGCAGTCTAGGCTTCGTCGAGGATGCGGCGGATGTGAGACGTGGTGGGCACGTCACTGGTGATCGTGGTGAGGTGCTGGCGGATCTGGTCCAGGTCGAGACCCTCGGCGGCCAGGGAACGCATCAGCTGGTTGCGCTGGTATCGCATGTACGTCGACAGCTTCGGCATCACGACACGGTCGCGGCTGCCGGTAACGTCGACCGTGGCCAGCGCCTGCCACAGCGTCAGGAACGCGTCGAAGCCGATCACCGCCGCGACGCGCGGCCACGGCTGCGGCAGCCCGACGCGGCGCAACTCGGCTAGGCGCGGATCGGCGGCCGGCGCCGGCGCGCCAACGCGCGCCCCGGTTTTCGTGCAGATGTCCTGGTACCCACCCCCATGCTGGGCAGGGCGGGGGCGCCTTGCCGACCCCCCACCCACGCTGTTGCACTGCTGTAACGGGGTATCAGGCTGCACGGTGCGACTCATTTCCATTCCTCAACTGCGCATTGTTCGGAGCGAGACGCTTGCTGTTTGGCTCTGGCGCTTGCTCCTGCTGGTTGTGTACTGCGCTTTATGCGAGTAGGCGCAGTTAACGGGACCAAGACACTTAGCCCGCTTTTGGAGCGTGCTAGGGAATGTCGCGCAGGCACCGCCATATCTCAGTGTGCGGGGTGTGGGTGGCCGGGGGTCTTTCATTTATCAGGCCCAGTTGGGGTTGCACGGACGCGTGGAGGGCGCTCGGCGGCGTCGATGCGGCGCAGATCCTCGAGGACGGGCGTTCGCATCTTGCCCAGCGGGTTAGCCTGGTCGACGGTGCGGCGCAGCTTGCGCATGGCCAGGTGGGTGTAGATCTCGGTGCTCTTCGGGTCGTTGTGGCCCATCAGGGCCTGGCTGGCGAACAGGCTGGCGTCTTCCTCGGCGAGCTCAGTGCCGTAGAGGTGGCGCAGCGCGTGCGGGTTGAGCTGGTCGGCCGGGATCTTCGCGGCGGCGCCATGCTTGGCCAGCAGGTCGCGCACGGTGTACTCGCTGATGCGCCGCGCCTCGCCGTGGTAGTCGCACGCCGGCACCATGCGGTTGGCCACGGTCACGAACAGCACGCGATCGCCGTGCTCGAGCGTGCGGTCGATCTCGAGCAGCTCCGGGTGACCAAGGTAAGCGCGCAGCAACAGCGCAACTTCACGCGGCGCCGGCACGTGCCGTTCCTTCGAGCCCTTCTCGACGACGCGGATCACCAGGTCTTCGCGCCCCTCGTACTCGGTCCAGACCATCGCCGATTCGTTGAGCGCGCAGACGCCGCTGATGCGCAGGCCCAGGCCCATCAGCACCGCCATGATCGCGGTGTCGCGCAGGCCGAGGAAGGTGGACAGATCCGGCTGGCGCAGCAGCAGGTCGGCGTTGTTCAGCGTGATCGCGCGCGGCAGCGGCCGGCCAGCGCGAGGGTATGGCAGGTGTTGGGCGGCATTGCCTGGCAGCTGCTGCTGCGCGTGCGCCCATGCATAGAAGCCACGCACCGCCGAGACGTACACCCGACGCGATCGGGCGCCGATGTCCAGGCTGTGGCAGTACATGCCGGTGAACCGCTCCAGGTCATTGAGCGTGACGGCCAGGGGGTCGGTGGTGCTGCAACGCAGATGCTCGGCCGCCGGCGGCGTGATGCACCACATGCCGAGGCGCATCAGCACCGACTGGTACAGATCGACCGTCGCCGGCGAGCGGCCCTTGTTGTGCTGCAGCCAGGTCAACCAATCGTTCACCAGGCGGACGAAATGATCGAGCTCGGGAGGGGGCAGGGGCATCGCACACCGGTTTCCGTGGAACCATGGTGACCGTGTGCCCCAACATCAATTTAGTCAACAGGTTACGGTTCCACGGAATTCCACGTTTTGCGTTCATGTCCCGCGAAAAACGTGGGACCAACTTTCAAACGGTTGTTCTAAACCGTGGAACCGGCCACCACTCCTTTCAGCCCTTCTTTCTTCTTCTTTTTCAATTACATGAGAGAGAGAAAAGAGGGTGTGACGCGGAAATGGCGACGTGGAATAAATGCCGGAAAACGTGGAAGTGTGCAGCCACGGCGTGGAATTTCAGAGGCGAAACGTGGAGCCGTTCGCCTTAGAGAAACAATGACTTACAGCGATAAATCCAGCCTATCACACGCTCCGTGGCGCTGCCCCCGCCTCCCTTTTGGCTGCGCACGCCCCGGATTTCACTCGTTGGGGGTGCGGGGGAAACGATCAGGCAATGGCGGGCCGGTGGTCGCGATGACGCATGGGCGGCGGCGACAAGGGGCAAGAACATGCCGGCACGCTGACGAGAGCGCGATTCTGCGGCGCTCACGGCGGCCAGTGGCCTAATCCTGGGCAGAGGGAAGGGGTAGCTGGTCCAGGCGCTGGGCGCCGGCAGTGCGCGCTGGCTGGCGCAGTACAAAAGCGCAGCGCAGGGTTTCGGGCTGCTGCGCGTGCCTGGCGCGGGGGAGGGTTAGCGGATGACGCCCTTGGCGCGCAGCGTGTCGATGCAGGCGTGCTCGGCCTGCTGCGTGGCTACCACGGCGTTGTACTTCGAGATCGCCACGCGGATCCACGCATCCACCGCCGGCAAGTCGGCGGCGCTCAGCAGCGCCGGCACGTGCGTCAGGAGCGGTGCCGGCGGCGTGCGGTCACAGTTGAACGTGGGTGGCGGTGACAGCGTTGGCGGCGTCGACGGCCTGGTCGAGCTCCGCTTGCACCCCTGCAGGGCGAGAACACCGCTCAGCAGGCACAGGGCGATCGCGGTAGATGACGCGAATGGCTTCTTCCGATGCATGGCTCTTGGCCTCGATGGCTGGCAATGTCTCGCCGAGGGTTTGGCTCAGCGCCGTGCTGGCCAGCGCGCTGAACTGGTCGAGTTGGTCGCGCTGGGCCTGCAATTGCACGGCAGCGCGGGCGTCGTCGGCCAGCACCGCGTTGCGGCCCGCCGTCTCGCCGGCGGCGTAGCGCTTGTCGCCGTAGTGGTGACGCTCCAGCAGTACGCCGGCCACCAGCAGGACGATGGCCAGGGCAAGCCCGGCGTAGACGTACAGGCGGCTCATGGGTGCCCCTCGGCCGGCGCGGCCGGCGTGGTGTTGATGACCGATCGCGCCGCGGCGTTGTTCGCCTCCAACTGCTGCAGGCGCTGTTTCACCTGTGCGTCGTCGGCGTAGCGCACCGCCAGCTCGTTGTGCAGCCCGGTCAGCGCGCGGGAATCCTGCGCACGCAACCGGGCGAGATGGGCAATGGCGAGCTCCTGTCGTCGGATGCGCGCCCGCTGCTGCTGCAGCGTTTCATCCTGTACCGCGTTCTCGTTTGCCTGTTCGATCAGCTTCGCTTCGGCTGAACGATGCGCCGTATTCAGCTCGGCGACCCGTGCATCAAGATCGGTTGCCTTGTCGTGCAATCGAGCGCGGTCCACCTCGCTGTTGATCGCCATGGCCGCCAGCACCAGCACGGCCGCGATCAGTCCGTAGCCGGTGTACAACAGGTGGTGTTGCTTGCGGCGGTCAGGCTGCGGGCTCATCGCTCTTGTCTCCGGATAGGCCAAGCCACCGGCGCACCCATTTTTCGAGCATGCGTATGGACATGGCGGCACCAAGCCAACCGCACACGCCCACGATCACGCCGGCAATCTGCGGCGTGGCGCCAAGCGCCTGGCACAGCAGCATCACCAGGCAGCCGACGAAGCCCGCCGCCAGCGATTCCAGCAGCGTGCGCCACAGCGAAACATGCTTGCCGGCATCGAGCGTGCGCAGCACATGCCCCAGTGCGCCGCCGATCATGGCCATGAACGGAAACAGCACCAGTTGCAACCAGGTGAAGTTGCTCGGCGGCTGATCCATCTCAGTAACCCTGTGCATGTTGGAAGCTCATGTCAGTCCCAGCGCGGCTTTCGCCAGCGCCCAGCGCCGGCGGCGATCGTCGACGCCGTTCGCGCGGGAAATATCTGCGTTCGGGCTACCCAGGTTGATCGCACACGTGATGCGGTCGAACTCGCCTGCGTTGGCCAGCGCGCTCAGCCCGTGCTGGTGCCAGTACCAGGTGGAAAGCATGCAACCCACGTCGAGATCGTCGAGCAGCTCGGGGTGGCCCACCAGGTCGAGGCCCAGTGCCTTGCCGGCCAGCGCGTAGTTGCTGCGGCCGGTCAGCTGAATCGGCCCATGGCCACGGAAGCGGCGGCCGTCGCCAGCATTGACGTTGCCCAGCTCATACGCCTTACGGTTGCGCTGATCCGCGGCGGTTGGTGGCCACGCCGCGTCGAAGTTGCGTTCGTAGCGCACCTGCGCCGGTGTCGGTCCCCAGATCTCCGCCGAGTAGCGGAAGCCGCCGGATTCGTGCCCGCATTGCGCCAGGAACGCCGCCTGGTCCGCCGCTGTGTCGATGTGCCAGTCGGACATCGCCGCGAACATCGGCGCAGCCCACGCCGCGGCGATAGCAGCGGTGCAAGCGGTGGCGAGCTGGAACACTGCGGCGGTCTTGTCCATGGCCTGACCGTGTGCCGCCATGCACCGCCGGTCAACGGGAAAGCATGCGCTACATCACCGCGGTCGCGGGTGCTTCGTCCACGGTGATGCCGCTGGTGTAGTTCGGGCCGCTCAGGTGGGCGATCGCATCGAAGCGCGCCACGCCGAACACCGCCGTGCGCTGGATCTCCGCCGGCGTGTCGAAGCGCGTCACCGCCGCCACGCGCTGGCCAGCACGCACCGCCGCGCGCAGCAGTTGCTGGTCGGCACCGCCGGCCAGGCCGCCACCCCGCACGGCGGCCAGCTTGGCGATGGCGAACGGTGCCTGCAGCGTGCGGAAGCCGCGTACCTCAACCGTGAATGGCTGGCTGCCCTTGCTGCGCTTGGTCACGCTGGGATCGTTGTCGACGTCTTTCCAGTCCGCCGTGTGCAAGATCTCCACCGTCGGCCCCACCCATGCCTCGCCCACCTCGAACGCGCTGTCCGCCGCGATCGAGGCCGCGCCGTTGACGTCGTTATGGAGGCGGTATTCCACGCCGATCACCGGGTCCAGCCCGTCGGCCAGCACGAACCAGGCGCAGCGCGAGCCGTCGGGCAGCTGCACCACGCGCTGGCTGGCCACGTCGGCCTGGTACGTGTAGCCGGCGTCGGCGGGGCGGCGGAACGCCAGGGTGATCAGCGTACCGACCGGAAGGGTCAGGCCGAGCAGTGCCAGCACGCCGGGCGCGAAGGCCGTGGCCCAGGTGCCGCGCAGGGTGAGGATGCTGGCGGTGGTCTGCGCGCCGCTGAGCCACTGTAGGCGCGAGACCGCTGCCGGGCGACCGTTGGTCAGCGCAGCGCCGGCGTCGTCGCTGAGCCATGCGGCGCCGGCGCCGAGCAGGCTCCAGGCAATCGCAGGACGGTTGTAGGAGATCTTCATGGCTCAGCCCCAGCAGATGATGTTGGCGGTGCCGGCGAGCAGATCCGGCTGGTAGTCGATGACCATCACAGGCTTGCCGCTGGCCAGGCCGTATTTCGGGTACACCAGCGTCCACACCTGGCCGAGGTCGAGTGCAGGCAGCGCATCGAGGAACACCGCGCACGCGAAGAAGCGGCGCGGCGTGACGTAGATGGCGCAGATGCGGTCGATCTCGGCCTGGCCATCCGCCTGCTGGTCGAAGCACGACGCCACCGGCGCGGCGTACAGCGCGTGTCGGTACGCGCCGGCCAGCGGCTGGGCGCTGCTGGCGGTCTGCTGGTAGGTGCGCAGCATCGACTGCCGAACCGCCAGCGGGAAGTTCGTGGAGGCGGCCACCAGGTCGCCATCGCTCAGGGCCGCCCAGTTGCGCCGCACACCCATCTGCGTGGTCAGTCCGGGCGCGGTGTCCAGCGTGGGCACCAGGTCGCCATCGAGCGCGTTGATGTCGATCATGCCGGCGCGGTCGACCTCCGCCACCGATTCCGGCGCGATCATCCGGGTGATGCGGATCGTGCCGGCGCCGTCGCACCACTTGCACGCGGTGTAGCTGGACAGCGCCATGTCCAGCGCCTGCGCGATGGTCTCGCCGCCGCCCAGGTACACGCCAATGCCGGCGTAGCCGGTGGCGGTGTCGATGGCCTGCGCGTCGGCCAGCGACCACGCCGCGCCCACGTCGGCCGCGCGCACGTCCAGCACCTGGTGCAGGTAGTCGGCCAGCGTGATCGCCTGCAGCGTCGCCGGCACCAGGCTGATCGGGTCCGGATTGTAGGTGTCGTCGTACGCCATCACTTCATAGGACGAGACGGTCGGCGCCACCGGCGTGATGCTGCCGCCGGCGCTCAGCGGAATGGACAGCAGGTACAGCGGGTGGTCGACGCCGTCGCTGTTCGTGATGGTGGCCTCGTAGGTGCCGGGCTTGTTCCAGCTGGTGAGCATGGTGTCGATGGTGGTGCCGGTGGCCAGGCCCACGTACGTCATGCCGTCATCGGGCAGGTCGGGGATGGTGATGCGCACCTTGTAGCTCTTGCCTGCGCCGAACTTCACGGCTGAAATGCCGATCCAGCCGGCGTAGGCGATGGCCTGCCGCACGCCCAGCAGCTTGGTGGAAACCAGCGGTGCGCTGGCGCCCGCACCGCCGGGCGCATGCTCGGCGTACGCACCGCCGCCATAGCCATTCGGGCCGGGTGGCTGCAGCGTCCAGCCTGCGCCCGCATTCCAGCCGCTGGCCACGGTGTAGTCGCTCAGCGCGATGGGGATGCGCGCGCCGGTGGTCGGCTCCAGCACGAAATCCCATTGCACGGAATCGAACCGCGGGCGCGCCTGGCCAGGGTGCGAGCTGTCGCCGGCGTGCGGCGGGTTGTCGTTGTTCGCGCCCAGGCGCAACTGCGCGTAGGCGGCGCCGGCCGGCGCCGTGCCGGTCACCGAGGCCAGGTCATAGCGGCCCTGGTCGCCCTTCCAGATCACGGCGCTCAGCGCCGGGTTCGGCAAGTCGTTGTTGCTCGCGTCCATCCACGCGATGATCAGCTGGCCGGCCGGGTTGGAGCCGTCCGGCTTGTTCAGGCTGATGCGGCAGCTCGCGCTGATGCGCTGGCCCGGTGTCACTGGCGCCACGCCGTCGCTGGCCAGCTGCGAAAGGCCGCCGCCGAGGTACACCGCGGCGGTGCTGCCATCGGCCGACCAGCCAGACTCTACGCTCCAGTTCGCGTCGTCCCCGTTCAGTGCATGCCAGCCGGCCAGCGGCGTCGGGTCTTCGAACGAACCGTTGGTGAGGCCGATAACGGTGTGGTCGCCGTACTTGACGTACGAAGCCTCGATCAGCCCCGCGCGCACGGTGCCGGCGCTGTGGTTGAACGGCACCACCTCCAGCCGCGCGGTGATGCCGCTGGCAGGGGCCGTGTCGATCACCTCCGAATAGGCCCAGGCCTGCGTGCCCGTCACTTGCGGGCTGTCGGTGCTGCGCACGATTGCGCCGTTGGCGTCGAGGAAGCTGATGCGCAGCGCGACGCCGCCGGTGACGCCGCTCAGCCAGATCGGCACGCGCGCGTAGATCGTCGGCTGCGACTGGATCAGCGGGAACTCCAGCACGCCGGAATTCATGATCGGCGTCGCCTGCGTGATGTCGCCGGCGACGGTGTCGAAACCGTTGGGCGGTGCGCCATCGGCGCCAGTGAACGGTGCGCCGGCACCGCCGAGGATGTCCGTGCTCGGTGACGGCAGCTGGTCGCCGCCCACGCTGGACAGATCCGCCGTGACCTTGCCGGTGGGCGAGGCGTGCAGCACCAGCGCGGTCTTCTGCGCATCCAGCGTGAAGTCGGCCGGCAATGCGGCCGGGCTCAGCGGGTAGCCGCTGTCGCGCACGTAGCCGATGCCCAGCACCGGCGCGTCGGTGACTGCATAGACCAGGCCCACCGCATCGGTCAGCACCGCCGGCACGTTGCGGCAGGCGCCCAGCACGATCGGGCGCGGCGTGTTGGCGGCGGCCGGCTCGGCGTCCGGGCGGATCAGCGCGCGTTGCAGGGGCACGGCCAGCAGTCCAAGCGGGTCGCGGCAGGTCAGCTTGACGGTCAGGTCATCCACCGCGCTCACGCTGTCGATCACCGCGTTGAACAAGCTCACGCGGTCGACGTAGGCCTGGCCGGCGTCGATGCTGCCGATGGCCACCGGCAGGTCGCGCGCGTCGCCGGCGAGGATCTCGGCGAACACATTGTCGGCGTCGTACGCGGTCAGCACCATCGCGCCGGTCTGCACGCCCCGCGCCCACGGCCAGAAGTCCAGCGAGCGCACCGCGCGCAGCTCGCTGTTGTCGCCGGCCAGCAGGCCGCTGTAGCGCGCGTTCGGCGCGGCATCGGTCGGCGCGCTGAGCCAATCCTCGCTGCCCAGCCGCAGCCCGCGCACCACCGTCTGCGGCTGATACCAGCCATCGACGCCGGGCGGGGCGTACTCGAACGCGCGTTGGCCGGCGTTGAGGAAGCAGCGCAGGCCGTAGGCCTCGCTGCCGCCCAGGCTGGCGGCCAGCGCCCACGGGCCGGTGCTGGGCAGCGTGGCGGTGTAGACCAGCACGCCGTTGCGATACCACGTCACCGTCGGCTGCGTCGTGGTGAGGTCCAGCAGCACGCCGATGATGTCGCCCTTCGCGGCAACCGCCACCGCCGCCGCGCTCGCGCCGGCGGTATGGAGCTGGCCCAGGTCGAGCCGGTAGCCGTACCCGTTGGCGTCGCCGCCGGCGTACGTGGCCAGCGAGGCCGCCGTGGTGGCCACGCCGATGCTGGCCAGCAGCGTGCCTGGCCCGTATACCAGCAGCTCGGCGTACCAGCGGCCGACCGACTGCGCGAACAGCGCCAGCGCGGTGCGGTTGACGTCGGCGACGGCGTTCACGGCGAGCTGGGTGCCGGACTGTTCCAGCTCCAGCGAGGCGCCGAGGTGGGCGGCGTCGAAGATGGCGTAAAGGGGCGTCATGAATTGGGGAACGGTGCATCTGGTGGTGTGAAGTCAGCGATGTAGCGAGCCACCCCTTTTGTTATTCGCAGCTCGCGCAAAAATCCGCTGAAAAAGTTTTCTCCGCCATTTTTCGAACTACCAACTCGGAGATTGTCCAAGCTGTTCAACAAGCCGCCGCTCACGATCGACGATCCGACCATAAGACCGTTGGCGAACGTGCGCAATGTGTTCCCGGATCGAGTGACGGCGATGTGTGTGAATTGACTGGCCGCTATCGCGTCGGCGGTGGACTGCGCCCAAAAATCCGACCACGTCCCGCCGAAATTCCCCCGGAATCGTATTTTCCCTGCAGCGTCATTGCTGCCCGTCTCGAAAGACCATCCATTAGTCGATATCGATCGTTTTGAGCAAACGGAATAGTACGAGCCGGCAGCCACGGAAGAGGGATTGACAAATGCCTCGATGGTGAAGTCGCCGGGGATATCGTATTTCTCTGCGTACAGCGTGCTGAGATAGTCTCCGGTGCCATCCAAAGCAAGGCAATTGCCACCGAAAAGAGTGGCGGCATTGCTGATATGTGCATCACCGTTGACCGTCCACGGCGTATTGTCGACTTCGTCCGTGACAACTGTGCTCCCATTGATGCCATCGAGATGCAGCAGTGCGACGACATTGGCCCAGTAAGGGTCAGACGCGGCTGCGTCAGTAACGATGCTCTGCGCACTCGTCGCCGTCTGCCCATCGCCCGAATCCACCGCCGCGGTGAAATTGCTCGTTGCCGCCGCGCTCGGCGTGCCGCTCAGCCGCAGCTTGCCACCCACGATGCTAAGCGCCAGCCCGGCCGGCAGCGTGCCCACGGTGACGCGCGGGTCGCTGTATGGCAGATCGCCGCCATTGATCGCGAGGTCGCTGCTGTATGCCGTGCCCACCGTCGCATCGGCGAAGGCGCCGAGCAGTTGCAGCGTCACGTTGTCGCGCAGGTCGATCGACGTGCCGGCCTCATCGGTGACGCGCACGGTCCAGCTCGGCGCCGCGGCTTCGGTTGGCGTGCCGCTGATCTCGCCGGTGCCCGCGTCCAGCGTGATGCCAGCAGGCAGCGAGCCGCTCGCAAGGCTCCAGGCGTACGGCGGCACGCCGTGCTCGGCGATGTATGTGTAGCTGTAGGGCGTGCCCACCGTCCATGCTGGCGCGGCGCCGCTGAGCGACAGCGGCTCGGCGATGACGGTGATGCTGTAGGGACGATCGACGTGCGCGCCGCTGAGGTCGGTGGCGCGAACGGTGAAGCTGGCGGTGCCGGCTGCGCTGGCGGTGCCGCTGATGATGCCGGTGGCGGCGTCGAGGTAGAGGCCGTCCGGCAGCGTGCCGGCGACGATGGTGTAGGTATACGGCGCCTGGCCGCCGCTGGCTTTCAGCGTGGCGGTGTAGGCGGCGAACAGCGCGACGCTGGGCAGCATGCCGCGCAGGGTCAGCCCCGTGCCGATGTCGACGAGGATGATGCGGCGGCTCATAGGTTGCTCAGCGCGTCGCGGCGCGTGCCGGAGATCGTGCGCAGGTCACTGGTGACGCCCTGTTTCACCATCTGCGTGTTTGTGTCGGCGGTGGTGGAGCTGCTGCCCTCGATGGCGGTCAGCCGCTGGTTGATCGACTCCAGCAGCGCGATCACCTGAGGGTCGTTGCTGCCGATGCCGGTGATCGTGGTAGCGCTGGCCGAGGTGATCGGGCCGCCGGTCAACGTCTGGATCAAGTCGCGGCCGAGCTGCTGGATCGCGGTGACGATGCTGGCGCTGGCGTCGAGTGTGGTGCCGGGGATGTCGGCGAGTTTCAGGTTGTCCAGGTAGCCCGTGAGGTTCGTCACGCCCAGGTCTTTCGCCAGGTCGGTCAGCGAGAAGCCCAGGCCGCTGGCTGCCTCGCCGTAGCCGATGCCGTGCGTGGTCGAGATGTCGGCGACGTATTGCGCCAGCGTCTTGGCATCGTTGAAGCGGGCCATCGCGTCGGCCTGCGCCTGCAGTTGGCCGCGCTGACCGATCAACGCGTTGTACTGGTCCAGCGCGCTGTTGATGCCGGCGGTGCCGCTCTGGCCCGCGCCGGGCAGGCCGAGGATTTCCTGCACCTTCGCGTACAGGCCGGCGTAGTCCGCGCTGCTGGCGTACAGCTTGCGGCCCAGCGCGAGCACGTCGTCGGCGCTGGTGATGCCGCTGCGCAGGCCCTTCAGGGCCACGTCGAGCTTTTCCTTTTCGCTGAGCGGGCTGTTGTCGCCGATGGCCAACTGCGCAGCGGTCTGCACCTTGCCCTGCAACTTGTCGATCTGCGCGTTGACGCTGGCCAGCGTGTTGCCGGTGACGTTGTAGAGCTTGGCGGCCAGGTCCTGCGCGGCGCTGCTGAGCTGCGCGATGGCGTCCGCCGCCTGTTTCGCGGCGAACTGGTGGATGTTCGCCAGGTCTTCCTCGCGGGCATGCTGCAGGCCGGCCGCCTGCGCCAGCGCGTTGGCCTGGTCGATGTTGGCCTGCATCTGCTTCGCGATGGCACCCAGCGACGCGCCGAAGCCCGTCGACGCGGGCTGGAACTGGCCGACGAACTGCAGGTATTGCGCGCTGGCTTGCACGAGGCGGTTGTACGTATCCGCCAGCGCCTCGCCATCGGCCTGCATGCGCTGCGAGAACGCGATCACCTGCGCCAGCGTGGCCGACGCGCCCAGGGCGACCAGGCTGTTGCCCTTGTTGATGTCCGCCTGCGCGGCCAGCATCGTCGCCGCGCCGTCGGCCAGGGTGTCCGCGCTGTCGCGGAACTGCTGCGCGATCGACTGCGCCACGCTGCCCGCGCTGGCCTCCACCACCTTGACCAGCGCCTCGGCGCCGATGCGCTTGGCCGCCGCCTCGGCCGTGGCTTCCTTCCACGTGTGGCCCAGGTAATTGACCATGTAGTCGGTGGATTTCAGCTTGCCCTTGCTGTAATTGGCCTGCACCTGCAGCTGCGCGGTAATCATCGCCGGCACGTACACGCCCAGCTTCTGCGCACCCTGCACCATCGACTTGCTGATGCTGTCGTACAGCGCGTCGGCGGCCTTCTGCGCCTCCGCCGAGGCGGCCACCTGGCGCGTGCGCCACTTCGCGCCGCTGAACAGCGCGCCCTGGCGCTTCTCGGTCAGCACCGCCGTGGCGTTGCCGCCGTCCGGGCCAAGGTTCAGGTACGTCTGGCCCTGCGTGGCCGAATACTTCGTGCCGAACACCTTGCCGCCGCTGATCGCGTCGATCGCGGCGATGGCCGCGAGGATCCAGCCGACCACCGGCACCCAGCTCATGCCCGCCGCCGCGGTGCCGAACGCGCCGCCTGCAGCAGCGCCCAGCGACGCACCGCCGGCCACGCCCGCCGCCGTGCCGGCGATACCAGCGCCCAGCGCACCGTAGCTGACCGTGGAAGCGGCCGTGCTGAATCCGCCGCTACCTTGCTTGCTGCCGTAGTAGGCGCCCAGCAGGCCGCCGCCGACGCTGGCATAGGGCACGGAATAGCCGCCGGCGCTGAAGGAGCCGCCGTAGGGCGAGTACGGCGTCACGCTGGTGCCGTTCTGGTACAGCACCGCGCCGTTCGGCATGTTGTACGCGGTGCCTGCACCACCCAGTCCCGGCCCGGTCACATAGGTATTGCCCACGATCTGGCCGCCGCTGAGCGACATGCCGCCGCCGGTGAAGTAGTTGTAGGCGCTGCGTGCGGTGCTGACGTTGCTGAGGAAGCCGCCATAGCTGTTGCCACCGGCGCCGCCGGTGGCGCCGGGCGACATGCCGATGGTGCTGTTGCTGCCGTAGTAGCCGGCGGCCTGCGAGATCGACGAGCCGCCGAGGAACTGGCCGGCGATACCCAGCCAGCCTGCCATTGTGCCCATCGCGCCATTGAGCAGCGGGCCCAGCACGCGCAGCCGCAGGAACTGGCTGATCAGGTCGCTCACGAACTGTCGGGCGATCGACTTGATGTTGCCGAAGAAGTCTTTCCAGGTGCGGGTCTGCCGGGTGACCAGGTCGCCGAACGCCTTGCTGATCGAGCCCGCCGCGTTCTCCCAGAACCCGGTGTATTCCTGCGCCACCTGGCGCTGGAACTCGGCCATCTGCTGCATGTCGTAGCTTGCCGCCGCTGCCGCTTCCACCCGCTGTTTCTCGGCCTCGGTCTGTTCCTTGGTCAGGTGCAGGTTCTGCTGGCGGGCTTCCTGCTCGTAGGCAAAGCCGGCGCGGGCAACGGCCTGGTCGCGGTCGCTGAGGCCGGCAAGGTGGGCTTCCTGCTGGATCTGCTCGATCATGCGGCCGCTGACGTCCATCTGACGTTTGGCGGCGGCGATGGCGTGATTGCGGGCAGTCGTCGCATCGTCGATGGCGGCGGCCACGGCCGCCTGGACAGTGGCCTCGTCGTAACCACGCTTGATCAGGTCGCCGCCGATGTCCGCAATCGCGCGGATCTGTGTCGCGCTGTCGGACCATGCCTTGTTCAACACATCGGTCTTGCCGGTCAGCTTGTCCTGAATATCGGCCAGCTTGGCGAAGTCGGCGGCGATGCCCTTGATATTGGCGGCATAAGCGGCAGCCGCATTGGTGCGCGAATCCCAGTCGGTAGGGACAGCCTTCGCATCGAGAATCGCGCGATTCCGATCCATCTCCGCATGCAGCGCAGCAGTGTCGGCGGCCAGGGCTGCGGCGTTCTTGGCAGCTTGGTCGGGGAACATGCCGTTCTTGAACGCAACCCACTCCGTCCACAGCGACTTCATGTCGCCGGTGAACTGGCTGGCATTGGACTTCATCTCGGCGAAGCCCTTCGACGCGTTGTCAGACATCTCGGTCGCGGCGGTCGACCAGGTGTTGAAGACACCCTTCACGTCCATGTGCAGCGTCTGGGTCATCGCGGTTTTCGCAGCGGTGAGGAACACGTCGGTGTTCTTGCCGATGGTGTCCAAGCCGGTACCCATGGCCGTAATCGCCGCAGCCACCGCCGTTGCCACGGCCTTGACCACTTCCACCACCGCATACATCGCTACCGCGAGTCCCTTCATCGCATCGGCCAGGACTTCCGCCATCCCGGTCATGTGGTCGCCCTGTTCCTTGGCATCGCCCATGCCGCCGCTCACGGCGAGCACGGCGGGAAGCATCTCACGCAGGAAGGCGTTGGCCGCGCCCGCAGCCAGGTTCTTGACCCGGTCTAGCTGGTCATTCAGCGCGGTGGCATTGGTGGTGGCTTGCTGGTCCAGTACCAGGCCAAGCGCGGCCGCTTCTTGCGACATGGCTGCCAGCCCCGCCTTTCCCTGGTTGAGCATCGGGATCAGCTTGGCGCCTTCGGTGCCGAACAGCCGGGCCGCCAGCGCGGCCTTGTTCGCCCCATCTGGCATCGTGCGGAAGCGTTCGGCGATGGCGGGCAGCAAGTCGGCCAGCGGTACCAGCTGACCGCGGGCATCCTTGAAACTGATGCCCATGGCCTTGAACGCGGCGCTGAACTGCCTGTTGCCGCCGGCCGCTTTCAACTGGCTTTCCGCCAGCGACTGCAGGCTGCTGGCCAGCACCTGCGAATCGGCGCCGGTGGACTTGGCGGCGTAGCCCATGCTGCTCAGGAACTCGGTGCTCACGCCCAGGCGCTGCGCCATCTTTCCGGTGGCGTCGGCCACGTTGACCTGGTGTTTTACCAGCGCGCTGAAGCCAACCACCGCAGCACTGACCACGAGACCGATGCCAGCGGCCGTGCGCTTGTTGGATGCCTCTATCTGTTTGGCCGAGTCGTCGACGTCTTTGCCCGCTTTCTTGGCCTTGGCGCTCACGGACTCCAATGCGACGCCAAGTTTTTTCGCGGCCTGCTCGGCTACCTCCACCGTACCGATCAGCCCTTTCGCGTCACCGGAAAGGACGATCGTGATTTCGCGGCGGTTATTGCTGGCCATGGTCGACGGCACGCGGTGGGGAGCTTGCCTAGACCGTGTGCCGCTTATCTATCCCGGTCAACGGGAAAGCGTGCGTGCTGAACTCAGCTATTGGGCCACAAGATGAACTGCGCGGTCATCACTTTGTACCAGGGGATGGCGACGCGCGGCTGGTCACGGAGGTGCTCATACGCCCGGGCCAACTCGTTTTCGCACAGCAGATCAAGCGCCACGAAGATCGGCGGCTCGTCGGCTTCGATGGCCAGGCGCGTGGCCTGCCAATCGGCAATGGTGGATTCAGTGGGCGAGGTGTCCCTCGCCAGCGATGCTTCCAACTCGCAGAACCGGCGGCGCAGGTCGTTGTGCTTGCGCGCCATCTCGCCGGTGCCAACCACCAGGTCGATCCCCGACATCACGACAACCAGCAAGCCGCCCGCTGCCGCCAGCCAAGCCGGGGCATGCTGCGCCAGCGATGCAATGACCGCCGAGCCGCCGAGCACGCCGATGAACGCGGTGCATTTGTTCCAGCGGTCGAAGAACACATTGCGCCGGGCGTGGTAGCGCTGCGACCGCTGGGCGGCCCACAGCACATCCCAGCGGTCTTTGTTCAAGTCTCGCGGCGTGTCCATGACGGCAGCATATCACCCCTTTTTGGAGGGTGGCGGTGGCGGTGGCGGCCGATGGTTTGGCGCGTTCTTCGTCTCGGACGGCGTGGGCCGCCGCACTGGTTGGGTTTCCTTTGCCATGTCAGTCACTTCTTCTTCGGCGGCGGGGGCGGTGGCAGCGAATTGCGCACCGTGTTGTTGCTCTCCCTGAATGCACTGTCTTCGGAATACGTTCGCGATGGCGACGGAGAGGGCTTGCTAGGTGGTGCAGGCCGAGGCGCGGGCGCGGGTGGCGCTTTCTTGTCTGACACGGTTGATCCCCCCAGGGCGATGCAGAAAAGCATCGCCCTGCAGGCTACTGCCGTGTTCTCTCTATCGTCAACTGCGCTTTACGTCTGCGCAAAGCTGTCGCGCAAATCGCCCAGCCGGTTCGTGAGCGACGTGGCGAAGGGTCGCATCATGCTCACCACGCCGAAGGCGTCGTCATCGCCGTGGGTTTCGAGGTAGTCCAGCACGCTGTTGAAGCGCACCAGGTCTTCTTCCATGTCGTGGATCGGCAGGGTGATGCGTTCGCCGGTGGTGGCGCCGGGATCGGTCGGTAGCGGGTTGCGTTCTTGCGTGGCGGTGGCCATGGGGGTGTCCTCGTAGATGTTCAGTGATGCCCCTTGTTCAGAGGGGCGGCCGGGCAGTTGAACACCGCTACGAGGCGGCCCGCAGTTTTCCCCCGTCGCCGGGGTCTTGTATGGCTGCGTGCTACCCGACCATGGAGCATGGTCGCAAAAAAACCGCGATGACGCCGCGGTGACGCTCGTAGTCGGTGTGTTCAAGCACCTTGAAGCGGAGCCTACGCCGCCACTGTCAGGCCGTCAACTGCGCTTTATTACTGCGTCATCTGATCAACCACCACCGGCGAATTTCCGTTGGTCGAAATTGGATACGTCGAAATCGAACACTGGCGAACCATTCTGAAAAACCGTCGTTTGGATCTTCAGTCTCGATGCGGCAAAAACCTTCGCGGCCAGGCCATCCGCGTTGAAAATAATTACCTTGTCGCTGGATTGGTCGTTGGGCCTCATTGCCTCGACGACAAATGGCTTGTCATCATCCAAGCGAAAAGTCAGTTGGCAATGACTGTCTACGTTGCACAGAATCTGCCCGCGCTCAAGACTGAACGCCATTCCGTAACCGAGGCCATTTTGGTACATGACATACAGCCGAGCACGTTGCGTTCCTGCATAAGGAAACTTGAATTCAACTGTGTTTTTGCTGCCAATAACAGCCGTGTGCCCCTTCTGATCAGTCATTTCTTGATCAACAACCTGGTACTGCCAATGTGTGACGTCGACGGCGGCTGGAGCTAACCCAACCGTCTTAACCGGCTCAGTTGGCTCGGCTGGCTGACTAGATGGCGCGCAGCCGACAACACACAACACCGCAGCAACGATCAGCAACAGTCGAATCATCTCCCTTCCCCCTCTCCATTGACTGCCGCTCATCCTACAACCGCTGCAACTCCGGCAACACCGCTGCCACCATCAGGCGCACGTCGTCGAGCACGCCGGGCCAGCGGTCACGAGGAACGCCGAGCAGCTCGGCCACGGCGCGCACTTCGCTGGCGGCGATGCCGGTGGGCACCATGCGCTGGTTCTTGCCGTCGCTGGCCAACTGGCGCTGCCAGCTGCAGCGCATGAACACACCGAAGCTGTCCACGTTCTCCGGCCACACCTCCAGGGTGTCGTCGGGGTCGTCGTCATCCTCGCGCTGTTCGTCGGCCCAGGCGTCGGCGTCGGCTACGCCCATGGCCGCCAGCTCGGCGGCCATGTCGTTCAGTTCGCTGTCGTGGTCCTGCGTGCCGTTGCCGCGCTGCAGGGCCAGCCAGGTCAGCGCCGCTTCTTCGAGGTTTTCTCGGCGCCATTGTCCTGACGCATAGCCTCGAAAAAATCGCGGAACGCCGCGTTGCAGCACTCCACGCTGCTGCGCACCCATTTCATCTGTTCGTCGGGCGGCAGTTCTTCGGTGGCGGTGCGGCCGATGCCGCCCACGCCAACCAGCACTTCGTCCAGCACTTCGGTCTGGGTATAGCCGGCGTCGGGGTCGAGGAACTCGTCCAGCCGTTCTTTGGTGATGCGCTTGTAGGTGGCCTGGAAGTCGCCTTCGCGGAAGGCGCCGTTGTTGGTGGCGAAGCGCACCTTCACGGTGCGGGTGAAGGTGTCGCTGGTGGTGTCGATGGTGAGCATGCGTGCCTCGATAGTGGCGTGGGTGGTGCACCGCACCGGCGCGCGGCCGGTGCGGTGCGGGGGATCACTTGAAGGTGATGGTGTAGTCCGGGTCGGGGGCGATGGCGGCCAGCGGGCCGGTCACCTGCAGGGCGCTCACACCCTGCTCGTCGCTGCGCTTCACGGTCTGCGCCTGGCTGTTGGCCGCGTCGATCTGCACGATGTTGCCGGCCACGGTGCCATGCTTGTACTGCAGCGCGCCGGCGGTTTCGCCGTTGATGTCGGCGAAGAAGTCGTGGGTGGGGATGTCCACTTCCTCGAAGGTGGCGTCGAAGGTGGCCTTGCGGTCGGTGATCTGGATCGACTCTTCTTCGCTGTGCTCGTAAAACTCCACCTGCTGGCCGAAGTCCAGGTTCATGTTGTGCAGGCCCACCACCTGGCCGAACAGCGTGCAGTCCACCGTGGCCGCGCGGAACGGCACCGGCTTTTTCCAGGTGCTGTACACGGCGCCCAGGTCGGCGACCTGGTTGGTGGGCGGGTTGTACAGGCCCATGAAGGTGAATTCCAGCCACGCGTAGTCGCGCTTGGCGGTCACCAGCTTCACGCTGCCGCGGGCGCCGGTGATGCTGTGCAGGGTCTTGTCGACCAGGAAGCTCATGGTCAGCGAGTCGGGCGTCTCGTTCGGCGCGTAGACCACGCTGACGCCGGCGCTCACCGTCTCGGTGTGGCCGCAGGCTTTAAGCAGCGGCCCCAGCGCCGGCACCGTGCCGGCGGCGCCGCTGCCGGCCAGCGGTACGCGGAAGGTCACCTGCACGTGCTTGCCCACCAGCGTGCCAAGGTTGCTGCCGAAGGTGGCCTTGTCCAGCGCCAGGTCCAGAGCCGTGCCCTCGAGCGGGCTCACGGCCAACTGGCTGGTCTGGATGGCGTTCACGGCGCCGTCGAGCACCAGGGCCGTGCCGTAGGTGGCTTCGATGCCCGCCAGCAGGGTCTTCTTGCGAAACAGGATCTTGCTCATTGCAGTTCTCCGATGGCCGGGCGCGGAGCCGTGGGGCGGGTGGTGGTGTCAGGGTTCAGTCGCGGGGGATGCCGAGCGCGGCGGCGCGGTCGCGCTTCCACTGCTCGCGGTCGGCGGGGTCGCGGTCGCGGGTTCGCGGTGCAGTGACCACAGCCCCGGCAGGTTTCCCTGCCGGGGTGGGGGCCGGTGTCGTATCCATGACGGCCAGTGGCTCCGAGCCTGTCTGCTCCTCAGAATTCGGTTGATCGGCGGTGACGGGCTTCTCGCGTGCCATCTCAAACCTCCAGCAGTGGCAGCAGCCACTCGGTGTGGATCCAGCCGTAAGGGGTATCAAGCTGGGCGCTCTGGCGTGCGGAAAGCAGGCGCAGTGTCACCAGCTGGTTGTCGGCGATCGCCGCGTTGGCGAACGCTTCCAGGTCGGCCAGCATGTCGAACTCGGCCGCTTCCACCGCGGCGCCCTCGCTGCCCTCGGCCAGCTTGATCTGGCCGGTGATGATCAGTTGCAGTGCGCCCAGCTCGGTCTGCGCCGGCGCATCGAGGCCGGGGCTGTAGTCGCTGTGCTCGTACGGGTAGTCGGCCACACCGTTGCCCAGCACGGTGAACAGGCCGGGCGCCAGCTCGTTGTCCCTGCGCTCGGTGTGCATGCGGAAGCTGCGCGTCACACCGCGCGCAGGGAACTGCGCAGCCAGCGCGGAGGCAAGGTAGGCGATGCGGGCGCTCTTGGTGTTCACGACGTCGCCACCGTGGCCAGCGCCTTGTCGGCGGCGGCATCCAGCAGCGCGTCGAGCCGCGGCAGCATGGCCTGCAGCGTGCGGTCGGCGAACGGATTGGGCTTGATGCCTTTGTTCGCGATGCTGTGGCGGATCAGCGCGGCCAGGCTGCGCAGGCTCATGCCGGGCGTGCGCGGGGTGATGCCTTTGCGCTGCACCCAGTTCAGCGCCTCGGCCATCGGCATCACGCCGCCGGCGCCGGTGCCGTCGTTGACGTAAGGGCCGTAGCTCTTGCCGCGGGCCCGCACCATGTGCAGCAGCAGGCCCACCCGCTCGTAGCCGACGCTGTTGGCCAGCTCGCTGCGGTATTTCGGCGCCTGCCGGCTCATCTCGCGGGCCACTTCGATACCGCCGCGCCCCAGTGCCTTGTCGATCTCGGCCACGGCCACGTCTTCGGCCTGCATCAGCGCGCGGCCGATCTTGTCGGCGTCGTGGGTCAGGTTGAACACGGGGCCGGCCATCACGCCGCCGCCTTGTATTCAGCCAGCAGCACCTGGTGCCAGCTGGCCGGGGTCTGGTTGCTGGGGTAGCTGCCGCTGCCGGGGCTGAGCTGCACGGGTTTGTGCAGGTTGCGGTTCACCAGCTCGCGGGTAGCTTCCACCATCGCGCGCAGGATGATCAGGTCGCGGTCGCCTTCCTTCAGCGTGCTGCCGGCGTCGGTCAGCACCGGCGTGGCGAGGTAGTAGTAGCGCCAGGTGGCGCCGAACGCGGCGATCTGCTCGGCGCTGGGCGGCGGCGACAGCACCAGCACCGGCGTGTCGGTGGCGTCGACCGTGAGCCGCGCCACCGGCAGCGCGCCTGCCGGCTGCTGCCACACCGGCACCATGCCGATGCCCCAGTCGCTGGCCTTCGGCGCCAGGATGTCGGCCGGCACATCGGTGTAGACCGCCACGCCCGCCAGCAGGGCGAGCTCGGCCAGCTTGGTGCAACTGCGCTTGCCGTCCACGCCGATGGCGCGCACCGCGGTCAGCAGGTGCCGCTTGAAGTCGGCGTCCGGGTCGGCCGGGTTGGCGACCGGATCGGCGCCCGCAGGCGTGCCATTGAAGACCGACGCTGCATCATGCAGCGCGGCCTTGTAGTCGGGCAGCAGGCTGGCCAGGGTGAGCATGGCTTACTCGGCGCCCTCTTCGGCGGCAGGACCGGCGGCGTCTGCCCGGTCGGTCGGGTCGGCGGGATCGGTGGCGTCGGCGGGGTCGGCCGGCACGCGGCCGAGCTTCTCCAGCGCGATTGCCTCCCGTACGCCCTTGCGGTTCTTGCCGGCCTGCTCGAGCGCGTCGAGATCGTCCAGTTCGAACAGGTTGAGGCCGGGGAGCGCCGCGACGATCTCGGCCACGGTGCCGGCGGCCAACGCTGCCAGCGGGTCCACCGGCGGCTTGTCGTTCGCCGGCGCGCTGACTTCGCCCTTGCCGGGCGGCACCAGGTGCGACTCCACCAGTTGGGTTTCGCCGGGGCGCAGCACGCTGCCGCCGACGTGCATGTTCGAATCGGTGTGGTTGGTCACGGGGATCTTGTTCATGGGTCGGGCCCTTGTGTGGCGGAAAGGGAAGGGCGCTGGCGCGCCCTTCCCGGCTCCGGGTGGTCGATCAGGCGCCGCGGGCGTTGGTGACGCTGTACGCCAGGATCGACGTGAAGCGGCTGCGCAGCGGCGGCGGGATGTGCAGCGAGCTGTACTCCTCGCCGTAGGCGCCGCGCTTGCCCAGCGCCTTGCCGTTGCTGTCGAACAGCTCATACGGCACGCCGGTCTGGAACGTCTTGGCGATCGTGTACCAGAAGTTCGCGCGCTGGCCGAGCAGCATCCGCTCGTCGCCCAGGTCGATGCCCGGGGCATCGGTGGCCCAGCCCGGGATGCCCTTCACCGGCTGCAGGTTGCCCTGGCCGTCGATGCTGGCATCGGCGCGGCTGCTCGCCTCGCTGAACTGCTCCGCGTCGGTGATCATGTTGGTCAGCACGTCGCTGGCCAGGAAGAAGTCCGGCTTCACGTAGCGCTGCTGGCTCAGCGTGGCCTTGCGCGCACCCACCGCCTGCAGAATCTTGTTCATCTGCTTTTCGTAGGTGCTGCCCGCGGCGACGTCGGTGTCCACCTTCAGCACGTTGGTGGTGTAGCTGTAGCCGATGGTCACCGCGCCGGCCGGGGCGCTGGGCGCGCCGGTCTGGTCGCAGATCTGGAACAGGCCCAGGTTGTAGCTCAGCACGCGGAAATACGTGCCCGCCGCCTGCTCGCCGCTGCCGTCGAACTCGGACAGCACGGTGGCGCCATCCTTCACCACCACCGGCTGCTGGGCGGCGCCGACGGCGGTGCCCTGCAGGTCGCGCGCCTGGTACGGCCGCACCACCGGGAAGTTGGCCGTCTTGTAGCCGTTGGCCGCGCCGGTGTAGGCGGTGGTGGCGGTGCCGGCGGCCACGTCCACCACGCTGTACGCATCGCTGTCGCGCAGCATGCGGTTGGCGATGGCAGCCGCCACCAGCTCGCGCATCACCTGCGCATTGCTGACGATGTTGCGGGCCCAGGCGTCGAAGTTGATGACGTTGCTGTTGCGGCTGAAGAACGCCGCCTCGTTGGTCAGCTCCATCGCCAGCTTGCGCGGCTCGATGTAGGCGTAGTCCAGCGCCTGCGCGATGCCGGCCCGGTGGATCGGCTGGCCCTCGTACACGATGCCGCCGTTCTGCACCGCGCTGGTATCGCGGGTCTGGTACGGGATGGTGTGCGTGGCGCCGGTGGTCGGGTCCACGCTGGCGTTCACCAGGCTCAGGATGTCCAGGCGCTGGTACACCTGCTCGATCACCGCACGCTGCACGGTGGCCGGAATGGTCATGTCGCCGGTGTTCACCGGGCCGCCGGCCAGCATCTTGGCTTCCTGGTGCAACTGCATGGCGTGCTCGCGGTCGAACTCGGCCAGCATGGTCTTGATGAAGGGGCTCTGCTTGGCCTCCTCCACGAACACCAGCTTGCCGTTGAACGCCTCCTGCGTCTGCGCCAGGCCCTTGCGCACCTTCTCGCTCAGCGTCTTGATCTGGTTGCTGTCGTCGACGCTGATGTGCGTGCTGCCCGAGCGGATCGGGTAGCCCAGGCTGGCCAGCTGCTTGCTCGCCTCGATCTGGTTGCCCAGCGCGATCTGGTTCTCGGCCAGCGACTTGACCTGCGCGTCGCTCATCTCGCCGGTGATCAGGCCGTCCACGTTGGCGCTGAGCAGCTTGCGGGTGTCCTCGGACAGGCCGGTGGCGGCGGTCAGCGTATCGCTGAACAACTTGACCTTGGCCGCCTTGTCGGTGGCCAGCTTGGTGGCGGCGGCAACGCGCGCGGCTTCGCGCTCGTCCAGCAGCTTGGTGATGTCGGCCTCGCTCAGCATCTTGCCGGCCGGGGCCTGCACGCTGAGCGTGATCGCGCCGGTGGCGCCGGCTTCGGCCAGCTGCTTGCCGACGTTGTCGAAGCTGTCCACCAGCGCCTTCAGCGCGGCTTCGTCTTCGCCCAGGTTCTTGGCGGCGGCCTCGAAGGCGCCGGCGAGGGTGGTGATCTGGGCCTCGCCCAGCTTGCGCTGCGCCAGGCGGCGCTTCAGTTCATCGAGCCATTTCATGGTGGTCTGCTCCAGGGATTCGGAAAGTTGACGGATCAGTTCCGGGTGCAAGAACACCGGGGTGGTGCCGGTTCCCTCGGCGAGGGTGACCGGGTCCATGCGCTTGATGACCGGGCGCGTGGTGAGCCCGGCGCCTAGAAGCGTCGGGCCGTGATGGGTGTGGGTTTCGTTGTCGGTGAAGTCGTCGACGAACTCCGCGCTGAGGTACTTGAAGCCGCGGGACTTCACCGCTTCCACGCCGTACGGCGTGAACTCGGCCTCGGCGCGCAGGCGGTTGCCGTCCACCTTCAGGCTGAGGATCTTCGCCGCGGCGCCTTTCGCCGGCTCGTGCGCCACGTCCAGGAAGATGTCCTGCCCGTAGGTGCCGGCGTCGAAGTTGCGCACCATGCTCAGCAGCATGTCGCGGGTGATCTCGAACGTGCCGTAGCGCGGGTCGCTGAACGTGCCCGTGCGGATGATGGTGACCGTGGTGCGCGGCGAACCTTCCGCCAGCTTCACCCCGTCCAGGCCGCACAGGAAACGCTTGGCGCCGGGCGGCGGGTCGTTGTTGTCGAGCTGGAACACGCGCGGGCCGGCCGGTGGCATCGCCACCATGGCCAGTGCAATCGCCAGTAGATGTTTGCGCATCGCCGTCTCCGAAAATCGTCCCGCCGCGCCACTGCCATGGTCGCGGCGGGACTCCCGCTGCCATAAATGACCGTGTGCGGCGGGGTTCGGGATGTCAACGGGAAAGCGTGCGCACCGGCACCAGCACCACCGGCACGGTGATCCAGCGCTTGCAGCGGTTGCAGCGGGCGTGGCTTTCCTTCTCGCCCAGGCGCACCACCCGGGCGGTGAGCACGTTGTCCACCAGCAGCTTCTTGCCGCAGCCGGGGCAGCACAGGCCATCGGTCTTCATGCGGCGATTCCCAGGCGGGCGCTGACCTGGCTCCACGGCGCCAGCAGTTCGGTATCGTGCAGTTGGCCAGCCTGGAACGCAGCGGCTTTCTTCTGGCCGCCCAGCACGCCGACGTGCACGTCGGGCGGTTGCTTGGCCAGCCACTCGAACGCGGTCTGTTTGCCGGCGCGGTCGGCGTCGGTCACTTCGTCGATGAACACCGCCTCGATCGTGCACAGGGTGTTCGGGTGCGCGGGGTAGGGCAGTTCGCTGGGCGGGTACACGCCGGGGCCCAGCCCGTAGAGGTTGGCGGCGGCGTACAGGTCGCAGATGTCGGTCTTCGGGTGCAGCGGGCTCAGCAGGTAGCGGATGCCGATCACGTCCGGGTGCTGCGCCAGGCTGGCCACGTTGCTTTCCACATAGGCCCGGTTCATCTCGGTGCGCACCACGCGGTGCGCGGCGTACAGCACGTCGCCGTCCGGGTTCACCAGCAGCGCTTCCACCTTGGCCGCCAGATGGGCGGCCTGCCTGGCCTGCATGCCCAGATCCAGCGCCGCCGGTACCGGCTTGCCCTGCTGGATGTATTCCAGCGCAGCCTGGTAGCTGGATTGCCCGCGCACGATGCCGTTCTCGATCACGCCGCGCAGCTCGGTCTGCGCGGTGCTGGCCACGCGCCACAGCCGGTCGCTGAGCTGCAGGCCATCGGCCGCGCGAAAGCTGGTGAGCCAGGCCATGGTCTGGGTGACCATCGCATCCACGCTGACGCCGCTGCCGGTCAGCGGCAGGATGCCGGCGGCGCCCAGGCGGGCGCTCTCCGGCAGGGCGGCATACACGATGCCGCGGTACTGCTGCAGCAGCTGGTCGGCCTGGCCGGACAGGAACGCGCGCAGGCTGGGGATCTGCCCCGGCAGCACGTCGCGGCCGCCGTCCTGCAGGCTCAGCAGCTCCAGCTTGATGGCGTTGGCGATGCGCTGCAGCAGCAGCTGCACCGCGCCGGCCTGCTCGTTGCCGTACACCACCATCTGCGCCCGGGCCGCTTTTACGGCCCGGTCGATGGCGGCTTTCTGGGCGGCTCCGCTGGCCATCAGGGCGCGGTGGTGGTGCTGATGTGGGTGGCGCTCTGGCCCTTGGGCGCATTGCCCGGGGTCACGCTCACGCGCGGGACTTTCGACGGCGCCGGGTTGGTCGGGCCGGGGGTGCCACCGTCACCGTTGGGGTATGGGTCGGCGGTGGCTTTTTGCTGCGCGGCGGCGCGCTCGGCCGCGGCGATGTCGATGCCGGCGGCCTCCCATACCACCTGCTTGGGCAGGCCCAGCGCCTGCAGCTTCAGCGCGTGGTCGGCGCGCTGGTTCGGCGTGTCGGTGCGCCGCTCGGCGAACTCCACGCAGAACTCATAGGCGTCCGGGTTGCGCCCGCGCAGCAGCAGGTGCAGGCGGAAACCCTGCTCGTACGTCCACGCGGTGTTGTCCTGCAGCGCGTCCAGCTCGTCGTAGAAGTCGGTCTGCAGGTCCGCCAGCACATCGCGGTTCAGATCCTTCACGTAGCCGAAAAGCCCCTTGGGCGCGGGCGCGCCGGCGAAGAAGGTGTCCAGCAGCAGATCCACGTCGGCGATCTGGTCCAGGTTGGCGTCGCCCTGCATCGCGGTCACCGAACCCTTGCGGTTCATGTAGTAGTCGCGGTACGCGCCGGCGGCCTGGTCGCGCTCCACGCCCGCGCGGTATTCCGCAAGCTGTTCCTCGCTGGCGCCTTCCATCGTGTGCACGGCGCGCAGCGGCGCGCGCATGCGCCGGCGGATCACCAGGTCTTCCTCGGTGGCGGTGAGCTTTTTCCAGATCGCCCGGTTGGCGTCCAGGTAGGGCCGGCCCATGCTGCCGAAGTCGTCGTAGTTGTCCGGCGTGAGGCGGGCCACGGTCATCTGCCACAACCCGAACACCGCCGTTTCCTGGCTGGTGTAGATGTCGCGCTGGATGTAGGCCTTCTCCGGATGCTCGAAGATGCCGGACTTGCCCACGTTCGGCACGATGGTTTCCGCCGGCATGCGCGCGCAGCTGATCACCTGCGTCTGGCCGGCGTCGAGCACCCACTGCATGGGCAGGTTGCCCTCCATCATCAGGCCGCGGATGTCGCTTTCCAGCTTGTCGCGGCGGTTCAGGTGCAGGCGGCGGCAGAACGCGTCGAACTCGGTCTGCAGCCACTTCGGTTGGCCCGGCGCCACCAGCTTGATACCGCCCTTGGCGGCGGCGCGCGAGCTGCGCATGTGGATCCGCTTCACGCGGCCGTCGAGCCGGTCCATGTTGCGGATGTCCAGGATCACCTGGCGCAGCTCGTAGTCCACCCAGAACTGACGGTACAGCCGTCGCAGCGCATCTTCCGGCGTGCTGCGCGAGCCCTGCTCGCTGCTGCCGCGGGCCACCTCGCCGGTCAGCAGCTGCTCGGTCGGGCTGTTGCCGGCGCTGGCGGTGCTGGCCGTGGGTTTGTTGCCGAACAGGCGGTCGAGGATACCCATGGCGAATGCTCCTATGCCGCGCTCGCCAGCAGGCGCTCGCGGCTGTGGCTGGTGGAAAGAATGATCGTGGGCGCGTGCGCGGTGCCGCGGGTGGCCAGCGCCCAGACCGCGGCCATGCCGGCGTCGAAGCCGTCGTCGCCCAGTTTCGGGTTGGCCATCTTGTAGCTGGAGTAACTGGTCTTGGTGGGCTTGGCCACGATGTTGGGCAACTGCCGCGCCAGCTGGCGCAGGTCGGCGGTTTCGCGGTTGCCAGGGTCCAGGTCGTCGAAGTAGGGCAGCACCGCGGCATCGTTGTGGAACAGCGTGCGCATGGCGTGCGCCATCTGGTGCTTGGTCATGCCCTCGAAGCGCATGGGTGAGAACGCCCACTCCGGCCAGGTGGTGGCCGTGCTTTCGCCGTCGCCGATCGCGCGGCGGTCGATGTCCGTCAGCCCCTCGCGGAACAGCTCGTCGTTCAGCGCGGTGAGCATGCCCACGCCGAACGCGTCGCCGATGGCGTAGTCCGGCCGGAAGTACCGCCAGAACGCCACCAGGTCTTTCTGCACCTCCGGCTCGCCGGTGCCGGCCGGCCAGAACTTCACGAACGGGAAGAACACGAAGTTGCCGATCTGCTCGGCCACCACCAGCGCGTGCTTGGAGCTGGCCGGGTTCTCGCCGTGGCCGGCGGCGTCGTAGCCGAAGCTCAGCACGCCGCGGCGCGGGTAGCGGGCGCCGCCGGGCATCGGCTCGGCCAGCTCCAGGCCGCTGCGCAGGCCCAACTGCATGGCCGCGCGCACCTTGCTCTCCCAGATCAGGTTGCGGCTGGAGATGTTCTTGCACAGCAGCTGGCGGATGTACTCGTCCGGGTCCAGCTCGGCGCGCATCTGCTCCATGAAGCTGGCGTTCAAGATGCCCAGCTCGATGCCGAGGTGCACGTCCACCGTGGGCAGTACGTGATACTGGCCGCCGGCGATCATCTCGCTCAGCGTGTCGGCGCCCTTGAACACGCCGGTAATCCGGATCTGCGGATCGTTCTTGCTGTCCTCGTTGGCGCCCAGGCGCCGGGTAGAGCCCATCATCAGCAGGAAACGGCCGTACAGCCGGTCGCGCGGCATGTCGTCGACTTCTTCCAGCGATGCCTTGGTCAGGTCGCCGCCGTCGACGTTGGCCATGATGCCGTAGGCGCGCGCCATCGACCGGTTGGCGAACTGGTAGTACGTGTCGGCGAACTGCTGCCGGCCACTGCGGTAGTTGAGCCAGGCGGTAAGGATCGGGCTGCGGCGGATCGCTTCCAGGTGGTAGTTCAGGTTCACCAGCGCCTGCGCCTCGCGCGGCGCCACGATGCCCAGTTCCTGGTCGGCTTCGGTGGCCAGGCCTTCGAGCTCGTACATCTCCTTCACCGCCGTCTTGCCGGTGCGGCGGCTGCTGAAGTCGATGGTGTTCTTGTACCGGTCCATCTCGATGCACTTGAGCACCTGCATCGGGTCCAGCGTCACGTTGTGCACGTGCTTGTGCCACAGCGCATGATCGCCCTTGAAGCGCATCACCTCGCGCTCGGCCACGTGCTGCAGCCGGTAGCGTTCGGCGCGGGAAACGCGCTCAGCCATTCTCGCCGGCCTGCTGCTGGTGTTCGATCAGCACCGGGTCGCGGGCGGTGTTCTCGCGGCTGCGGGCGATCAGGTTGCTCAGGTCTTCCAGCGCCAGCGTGCTGCGCTTCTGGTACTCGAGCTGGCTTTCCTGCCGCTGCGCCTGGCCGGCCAGGTAGCCCACTGCATCCTCGCTGGCTTCCTTCGCCTTCGGCGTCATGCCCATGTCGCTCAGCGACAGGCCGATCTTGGCCACCCACTCGCCGATGCGCTTCAGCATCGGGTGCTCGCTCAGCTCGGTGAGCGCCACCATCTGGCCGGTTTCCTTGTCCTCGTACTGGGCCAGGTGGAAGTGGCCATCCTTGTCGTAGTACCACTGCGGCGCGCGGATGGTGCTGCCATCCTTCAGCACGTCCAGGATCATCAGGTTGATGATGCTGCGCAGGTTGGCGTGCAGGTCGGCATTCAGCTCGGTCAGCAGCGACGGGTCGCCGGCGGTGAACGCCAGGTGGTGGCGGAAATACAGCTCCATCCGCTGCGGGCAGGCGCCGCGGGTGTTCACGCACTGGCAGTCCACGCAGCTGGGGTAGCCGCCGGGCTTGCTCGGCCAGTAGGTGGCGGCGCGGGCGGTCAGCCCATGCTTCAGCGCATTGAAGCGGGTGCGCGCGGTTTCTTCCGGGGTGGGGTGACCTTCCAGGTTCTTGGCGGTGGCGGCCAGCCCTTCGGCGGTCTTCGGCCCCGTGGCATGCGCCCAGGCCTTCAGCAGCCCGCGCTGCTGGCGTTCCTGCTCGCACTCGTCACCGCAGGCTGGGCAGGCGCCGATGTAGCGCCAGGGGTGCCACTCATCCTCCGGCGCATCTTCCACCCGCACGGGTTCGGCCTCGAAGCGGTAATCGCAATCGAGGCAGTGAAACCGGACTTCAGTGAGGCGTGGCCGCAGCTTTCCCATGCTGCATGACCGTGTGCGGGTCGGGCGGCGAGGTCAACGGGAAAGCGTGCCGCGCGGCGTGTGGTGCTGGCGTTCGCGCAGGGCGTAGGCGGCGCGCTCGCGCTCCAGTTCATCGACGTCCAGATCCTCGCGCGGCGTGGCCATGGCCCCGTAGCCACGGCAAACGCTGCAATACGGGTCCGGCGTGGCGGCGCAGTAGGGGCAGGCGGTGAACACCCAGAACCGGCGGTGGATGAACGTGCCGCGGTGGCATTTGTAGCAGGGTATGCCGGCCTCGGTCAGCACGTAGCAGTATGCCCCGCAGGCATCGCACACGCCCGCCGGGCCGAGAACGGCGGGGTTGAATAGGCGGCTTCGGCGCATGGACCGATGGTGCGCGCCGACCGTCTCAGTCCGCGCGAACGGCACCCATCGGTGGTTTCTCCGCCGCCAGCCGCTGCGGCTGCAACGGCTGGTGGAAGGTGAGGATGTGGTGCCACACCACGCCGCGGAACAGCACGCGCAGGCGCTCGCGCCAGCTCAGCCGCCAGCAGCAGATGATCTCGCCGGTATCGCTTCCAGGCACGCGGTGCGCCGGTAGCGGGTTGTACTCCGGCTGGTCTTTGGCGTAGACGACGGTCTGTTCGGGGAATTCGATCAGTTGCATGGGGTTGTCCTCAGTGGTTGTTGCACGAACGTTCCGCGATAACTCAGTCGCTGCAGCGCGGCGGCACAGTCAGCGCCGTAGGCGAACAAGGCGGTGCCGGCGCCGCAGCGCGATCGCTTGTACTGGTTTTCGCGGCCCGGCGTGAACTGGATGCGACCTTGAACAAAAAGCACCGCGCTGGCCGCGCGCATGGACTGTTGGAACCAGGCGGTATCGGTGCGACTGAACACCAGCGCGATGCCATGGCCGTGATCGACCATGCGGGCCATCCATTGCGGAGTGCTCGGGCCATACGGCGGGTTCAGGAATACCCTGCCGAACCACGGCTTGCTCAGGCCATCGTCGAAGATGGTGTATTTCGTGGCGGCCGGTACCGCGCTTTCCATGTCGTAAGGGCTGGCAGGATCGAGGTCGAATGAGATCCCCAGTGCATCGAAAACCCACGCTGGGGTGTACCACTCCACGCTCTTGTAGCGGTTGGCTACCTTCGCATCGCCGATCGCTCCGCTCATGACCGATGCACCCGGGCGCCTTGTTTCAGTTCATCGGTACGCAGCACGCTGACCACCTTGCCGTCCAGCACCACCAGGGTGGCGCCGTCCGGCATGTGCAGGTGGCCGGTGCCGATGGCGCGGATCATCTCGGCCCGGCCCTCGCCGATCAGGTGGCCGCGCAGCCGCTCCACGTCGATCCGCATCACCCGCTCCATGTAGCGCACCAGGGCGTGGTCGGTGACCTGGTGCGGCGGCGCCGCGCGGTGCTTCTTCGGGGTCCACGGCTTGGGCAGGTCTTTCTTTGGCCAGGACTTGTGGCGGGTCATGCATCGCGCCCCAGTCGAGCTTGACCCGTTCCCTGGACGGTCTTCATGTCCTCGGGGAAGAACCCGCTGCCCTGCACGTTGTCGGTGGTCTTCAGAAATAGCACCTCGGCCTTCGCCGACTCCACCAGCACATTGGCCACCTCGGCCACGGCACGGGCGCGGTCCAGATCCATGGGCGCGTCTTTGTCCTGCAGCGCCTCCAGCGTGGCAAACAGGTGGTTGCGCAGGTCTTCAATCTTGTTTTTCATCGCGTGCCTCGATGGTTCGTTTCAGCTTGCCCACCAGGCGAATCGCCTTCTTCACCTCGGCTGGGTAGCGGTGGATGGTGTTGCGCCGCATGCGTTCGGCGCGGGTGATCAGTTCCAGGTTGTCCAGGGCGATGTGCGTCTTGTCGCGGTCGATGAAGGCCAGGCAGTGGCCGTCTGGAATCGGTCCGTTCGCTTCCTGCCAGATCAGGATGTGCACGCCGACCCAGCGGCGCGCCGGCACCGGGTGGTCGTCGGTGACTTTGCGTTCCAGGTAGCCGTCTTTGCTCAGGCGCTCGGTGCCGATCGGCACGTAGTTGTGCTGCGCTGCGCCGGACATCGAGCCCTTTTTGAATTGCGTGCTGGCCATCCGGCCAGGCGCCCAGCCGGGCCGGCGTATGCCCTTGTTCGCCGGCACATGCCCCTTCGGGAATCGGTAGGCCTTGCCCACCTCACCACCGCGGCGCAGGCGCTGCGCATAGGGGCTGGCCAGATAGGCCTCGGACTTCTTCAGGCCGAGCTTTCGCGCGTGCTGATACAGCGCAGTGAGCGTGCAGCTGAAGCGCTTGGCCAGCAGCGCGCTGGGGAAATCCGGATACAGCTCGCGCAACAGCGCATCGCTGTCTACGTCCCAGCGGAACTTCGGCCGGTTGATGTGCCGGCTGTGGGTCATGGCGTGGCGGCCTCCCGCCCTCGCCGGCGCTGGTCGAAGTGCCATAGTTCGCGGCCATCGGCGTCGAGGATCTTCCAGGCGGTGTCGCTGGCGAGGATCTTGGCCAGCGGAACGGTGGCGGCTTTCACCTCGGCGAAGCGATCGGCGTCGAAAATCGCAGCCTTGCGCCAGGCTCCGGACTGGTTGATGTGCAGGGTCAGGTCAGGCATGGGCCACCTCCCGCAGCTTGGCCAGCAGGCGGTCGGTGCGGACGAACACGCCAGCTTCCTCATCGAGCAACTGGCGGGTGTGTTCGATGAATGCGGGCAAGTCGCCGCGCACGGCGGCCAGGCGGATCTGCTCTGGGATCGGGGTTTCGTGGCCGAAGCCGGGCGGGACCACGACGACGCGCGATTCCGGATTGCAGCGCCGCAAGCCGTAGCTGACCAGCTTCGCGTCGCTCACAAACTCGAGTGCTTCCAGGACATCCTCACTATCGAGGTCGACGTACGTTCTAACTTGAAGGGACATGGCAGTGCTCCTCACTCATTGGCCGCCCGCGGGTACGCGAGCATGGGGTTGGTTGGTTCATCGGGCTGGCTGATGTAAAGCCCGTACTCCGCCAGCTTCTTCAGGCTCAGCGCGGTCATGTGCGCGAAGCGGCGGTTGTTGATGCGGCGGTCGAGCTCGTCTTCCACGATCACGCCGGCGTGCTGCAGCTGGCGCTTGAAGATGCGGCCGCTCTTCACCGGCAAGCCGTTCCACATGTCGCGCAGGCGGTTGGTGGTGCTGAGGTGGTCCATCACGAACTGCGGGCGCAGGATGATCACTTCCTCCTCGCCGATCAGGTCGAAGGCGTATGGGTGCAGGAACTGGTGGCTCTCGATCTCGCTGAACGCGGTCTCGAGGATCCACACCCACGGCTCGCGATCGCCGCTGGTTTCGGCAATGTGCCGGTTCATCTCGGCGCGCAGGTCGCGCAGGAAGTCGCCGGTTTCCTGCGCCATGCCTGCGAACTCGCACAGCAGCGACCAGGTGAGCGCGATGGCGGCGTAGTTGCGCACCATGCGGCTGGCGCCGGTGTCGCCGTTGCTGGCGCGGCAACCATCCCAGCACCACTGCTCCCACTCGGCCAGGCGCGACTGCACCTGCTCGCGCGTCATCGTGGCCAGGTTCTGCAGCCACTGGCGCATCGGAAAGCGCTGGATGTTCTCCGGCATCAGCGGGCCCTTGCGGCCGGTGAGGTCGGCGCGGATCACCTTGCCGGTGAGGCTGCGCACGGGCACGTCTTCGCCGGCCAGCAGCACCGGCGCGCTGATCAGGAACTCGGTGAGGTCGGAGCCGCGACGGGTCAGGGTGAACTGGTAGCTTTCCTGCAGCATCGCCACGGCCACGTTGATCACGTCCTGACGGCGCGCGCTGATCTCTTCCCAGCCCACCGGGTGGCTGGTGTGGCACACGCTGGTGAGCAGGCGGAACTCGGTCTGCAGGCTCTGGCCGCCGAACATCGTCATGCCGATGGTGCGTTCCAGCCGCTTGATCAGCGTCGACTTGCCGCTGCCCTTGTCGGCCTGCACGATCATGTGCGGCCAGAAGCCGAGGAAGGCTTTCAGGTGGCCACCCAGTGACCAGGTGATCAGCTGGGTGGCGGCGTTCTCGCGAAACGTGCCCTGGTACGCCTCGATCACCCGGCGCGCGTCGCTGGCCTGCCCGCTGGGAAAGCTCAGCGTGGAGTACGGGCACTGCTTTTCCGGCTCGGTGAAGTAGCAGTCCGGCCCTTCGTTCACCACCGGTTTGCCCTGGCGCCACGCCAGCCCCACGAAGTTCAGCGCGTCGCGCGCGCCGCACTCGGCGCTGCGCTCGAGCACGGTGATCATGCGGGCGAAGCGGTTCGGGTTGAACACCGGGCCCAGCTTTTTCCAGTGCTCGATGTTGTGCAGGCGCTCGTCGCTGAACACGCGGCGCACCAGGTTGGCGCCGTGGCGGGCGGTCTGCACGCTCACCGCAAACACGGTGTTGGGCTGGGCGTCTTCTTCGCCGCTCATGGTGGCGGTGGCGCCCTGAATCGTCACGCGGCTGACCGACGCCACGCGGAAGCCGGCGAGGTCGTCGATGATCAGCTGATCCTTGCCGCCTTCGGCGTTGCTCTCCACCTTGCCGACGAAGCGGGTGAAGTCCGGCAGCGCACGGAATTTCCAGTACACGGCGAAGTCGTGGCCGGGCAGGTAGACGCGCTGCTGGCCGCCCGGGCCATCCTTGCCGATCAGCCCGGGGATCACCCACGGCTCGTAGGTTTCCAGCATGGTGCGCAGCAGATCCAGCCCGCCCTTCTCGGCGATGTCGGCAGCGTCGTTGTAGCCGCCTTCGTACCATTCCTGCTGGTCGACAAGGATCGCGCCGATGTTCAGCGCGGTCAGCGCGTCATACAGCGCCCACGCCGCCTTGGCGCCCGGCCTCACGCCCTTGTCGTCGGGCTCGTCCGCATCCATGCAGATCACCACCTGTTTGCCGGCCAGGAAGCGCCAGTCGATGTTGCTGGCGTTGCCGGTACCGCGCAGCGCGATCGCCGCGCTCATCTTCAGCCCGCAGGCCTCGGCGCACAGCGCGTTGATCGCGCTTTCGAAGATGTACACGCGCTTCGCCCGCTGCACGTGCTGGCGATCGACGAACCACGGCTGGCCGTCCTTCACGCCCAGGCTCTTGGTCTTCACCCCGCCGTTCAATTCCGGGTCCAGGTAGCGGAAGTCCACCGCCTGCACTTGCATGTTCGCGAAGTCGCGGCACACGAACGCCACCGCCGGACCGCCGTGGCCAACCGTGCCCGCCGGCATCTTGTCGCTGGTCCAGAGGTTGAAGCCAACCGCGCCGCGCTTGATCGCCCACGTGACGGTTTCCGCCGCCACGCCGCGCGTCACCAGGTACGGCAACGCCAGGTGGGCCTGCGCCTTGCACTGGTCGGCCAGGTACTCCTCGCGGCTGCGCTCGGCGCGCGGTGCCGCGTTCTCCGGCTTGTCGAACGGGATGCTGTAGATCTCGTGCAGCCGGCGCATGGCGTCGGGCACGTTGTCGATGCTCTCCACGTAGCGGATCAGGCTGATGCAGTCGCCGCCATCCGCCCCGCTGAAATCCTTCCACGCCTTGCCGGCGTCGAAGATCGAGATGCTGGGATTCTTGTCGGCGTGGTGCGGGCTCTTGTAATTGCCCGTGCCGCCCGGCCGCTGCAGGCCGAGTTTCTCAGCCAGATCGTGCAGGTCGATCCGCTGTTTGAGTTCGCGTATGGAAGCCATGGTGCCTGCTGCGAGGGTGAAGGGGTGGAGGCCGCGCGGGGCGCAGCCGGCGAGCATTCGGGGTGGCGGATTACTTCGGGTGTTCGCTGGCCGACTGCGGCGGAGCGCGGTGGAAACGGCTTGGCGACCAGTCGCACGACGTGTCGGTTTCAACGTGACCGAACATCGCTTTGCAGCGGTAGATGTGGACGCAGTCGCCGCACGTGACGCCAGCGGGCAAACGCATCTTGTCGGGGTCAGTTGGCTCGTAGTTGAGCTGGCTCATGCCCGCGCACTCCACAGCTTCCCCGCCGGCCCGCACAGCTCGCCCATGCGGCGTGCGCGATCGCAGTCCCAGCCGAGGAAGTTCTGCTCGGACTCTTCCCGCTCGTACGGCGTGCGATCGTCGTCGGGATCGTCGGGCAGGGCGTGGCGCACCGTGCACAGGTGGATGCCGGGGCCGGTCAGCGATGGGTCGGTTTCCAGGTGGTGGAAACGGCAGGCGGTGCAGGCGAGGGGTTCATCCATGGCGGCGCGCCTCCACCATCGCGGCGGCGATCGCCTGCCGCAGCGTGCGGATGCTGGTGCCAGGGCGCAGGCCAAGACCCAGCCGACCACCTTCCGAACCGTCGTGCAGCAGGATGCCGCCGCGGCGGTTGGCCATCATCTCCAGCCAGTCGAGGCACTCGGCATCGGGCGGTACCGCGATGGGCTTGGTCGAGAGCCCCGTCAACTCAGCTATCAACGCCTTGATGTGGGACTCAGCGAGATCCGTCAGCAGGTCGTTAGACTCACACGCTGAAAGCATGGACGACAAGCAATCCGCGGCGCGGTGGTAGGTGTTCTTAGGCGCGAACGCCGGCATCTTATTTTTAGTCGACATCGCTATTCCCCTTGATAGTGGTGACCTGCGGAATGCCGCGCTCCCACTTCGCGCAGGCCGGCGAGCGCAGCACCACGTCGGTGGCGCGGCCGGCGGTCCACTGGCCCTGCAGCAGCCCGCATTTGTAGTAGCGGCGGTCGCCGCGGCTCACGCGCAGGCGGCAGTGCGCGCAGGTGTTGCAGGTTTCGCCCACCGGGCCGGTGCCGGGCTTGGCGGCGTAGCCCTGCGCAGCGCCACCGCGCGAGCGCCGCTCGATCTTCGGGCGCTCCGGCTTGCCGCTGAACAGGCCGAACTGTTGGGCGGCCATGGTCATGCCTCCAGCGCCTGCAGGGCGGCGTCGATGGCGAGTCGGGCCTGCAGCAGGGCGTGATGCGCTGCGCCGAGCTTTTCGCTGACCGGTGCGGGTGCGGTCGACGCTGCGGCGGGCGCGGGCGCGGTGGCGGCAACGTCATCAGCCAGTGACCACATGGCGGTCGAGGTTGTGCCGCGGCGTACCACTTTGCCTTTGATGCGCAACGCCTGCAGCGCCATCACCACCTGCGTGATGGTCAGCGGGGGCGTAATGCGCGATTCGAGGGTGGTGCGGCGAATCGGCCCCTCGCCGGGAACGAATGCCGCCAGCACGCGCGCCGACACGCCCTTTTCGTAGCGATGCGGCGGCCGGGGCGCGGCGACAGGTTCGAGCATGGGCGGTGCTGCTTTTGGAAGAAGCTGCGGTGGCGGTACCGGCGCGATCCTTGCTGGCGCCGGCACCAGGCCACCGACCAGCGAATACCGCAGCACGCCGTCGCCGTTGTGGATCCGCTTGATCTGCTGGTGACGCACCAGCCCGGTCAGCGTGCTGCGCAGGCGCTCCGGCACCACGTCGCCGGGTTCAAGGATGCGCAGCGCATGCGCTAGCTCCACGACATTGCAGGGCTCGCTGATGCGACGCAGGTGGTTCACGATCTGGGCTTGCAGTTCCATGGGCTCAGTCCTCGCCCACGCCGGCCGGCACGCCCAGGTACTCACGCCAGCCCACCTTGCGGCGGCCGACCAGGAAGCCCCAGGGCTGCACCTTCGGGCCGGTGCAGAACAGCGTCCAGGCGGTCCTGCCCTCGGGCAGTTCCAGCCGGTGCCAGCTGTTCGCGCGGCGCAGCAGCACGCTGCCGGGGCCGTGCCAGGTGCGCACGACGTAGCTCACCATGTAATCCACGAATACCGGCCGCACTTCCCAGTAGCCGCCGCGCAGGATGATAGTGAGGTACGGCCACGGGTGGTCGTGGAAGTGGCGATCGTCGTCGCTGCGCAGGATGTGATGCACGCGCGCGCCGAGCAGCGGATACGGCCCGCTCTCGCCGCCGCCACGCCGGCCGATGCGGATCAGCCAGAACCGTTCCATGTAACCGGCCAGGTGCACGTACGGCGTGCGCATGGCGCGACGGATGATCCACTCGGGCATGGCCGTGATCGCGCGATCCACGGCACGCCCCAGCAGGATCAGCCATAGCAGCACGGCGAACGCCATGGCGGTGGCGATGCCTGGATAACCGAGGCGGTGGAACTGATGGGTGCAGTAGGCGCCGATCACGATCATCAGCAGGCTGTAAAGGATGCGCATGGTCAGTCCTCCCACTGGTGCTTAAGGCCATAGGTTTTCTTCGTTTCCGTCCCGTCGTCGTTGTCGACGCAGAAGGAGACTTCGACCTTGAAAGCGTGGGTGTGGATCCACCACCACAGTTCGACCAACTGGGCAGCGAGCAGCAGCAAGCCGACCCAGTCGCCGATGTAAACAAGCGGGATGATCAGCAGGATGGTGATCAGTCGAATCAACCACAGATGTCTCACAAGCCACGAATAAGCTTTCATTGGTTCCACTCCAGGCAATCAGGGGTGCTGCACGCGCCGCGGCTCTGTTCGACGTGGCCGCGGGCATCGCGGCGCACCACGTGCATCGACACGGTGCCGTTGCACAGCGGGCAGGCGCACTTCAGTTGATCGGCGCCGCAGCGGTTGAGACGGCTCAGCAGCCGCACCTCGGCGTTGATGCGGCGGGCCTTCTCGGCGTCGGTGCGCTGGCTCATCCGATGGCCCTCGCATGGTCGTGATGCGAGGGTTTGGCGCCGTAGTTTGTGCACCGACCCTTGGCCACGCGGTCGGCGATATAGCAGGCGTTGCACCAGGAGTGCGGGCGGCCTTTGTACATGTAGAAAAATTCACTGTCGGCCGGCCAGAACTCGCCGCATCTGGCGCAACGGGCTTCGCGCCCCAGTTCGGTTTCGCGGTATTCGCGTTTCATCCGATGGCGCTCCGGATGTAGTCCAGCGTTACCACGGGGCGCACTGGGCCGAAGGCCGCTTCGAGCTCGGCCACGGCGGGATCGGTTTTCATGGCGGCCAGGTAATCGGCGGTGGCCGGATCGTTGGCCTGCATCCACTGCCACAGCGCGCGCTTGCGTGCCAGCTCCAGGTCGGCCAGCGCCACCATCGCCGGCGGCGGCGCCTGGCGCTCGATCACCTGGCCGGGCTTGAGGAAGCTCCGATAGCCGCGGGTTTCGGGCTGGTTGCGGGCGGCCATCAGCGCACCGCCTTGCCGGGTTTCGGCGCGCAGCACGGGCCGGTGTAGATCACACCGCCGGCGGGCGTGCGCTTCACCTTCATCTCGGCGATCGGCCAGCGCCGGCCGCACTTGTAACAGCAGCGCTTGCTGGTGGTTGCGGGAGTGAAGATGTCGCGGGCGACGGCGTTCATGGTCAGGCGGCCGCCTGCAAGCCTAGGCTGGCATTGAGGTCGGCCGGGATGACTGCTGGCAGCGATTTCTTTTCGCTGTCGTAGCCGAGCTGGTCAACGAACGGCTTGATCTCCGGCCATGCTGTGACCAGGCGGTTGATCGTGCTGAAACCGGCGAGGGTGCTTGCCGTTTTTTTTCGCAGGGCCTCACGCTCATTTTCGTAGTAGGCCTTCCGCTCCCTGAACTCATCGAGTAGATCGCTCAGCGCATCGCCACCCTTGATCTTGCTGATCGCGTAGCGCTGGCAGTGATCCGCGAACGGAACCGGAAGCGAGTCGGCGACATGCAGCTCGCTGTAGTAGCCACCTCCGGCCAAGCGAAGGCTGCCCACGGTTGGCAACCACCCCACCGGGATGGATTCCATGAGTTTTCGGTCTGCCGCACTGTAGATGGCGCGATAGAACTTGAGCGCCAGATCGTTTTCGCGGCGCCGCATGGCCTTTTCATCTTTCTCGAAGCGATGCGACAGCAGGCGAATGGTGATCGCTTCGCGCATGGGTTCAGTGATTCGTAGCGTCATGGCTCGGTTCTCATGGCAGTGGAACGGAAAGGGAAGATCAGCGCGCCAACTCCAGCGCGTCCGCAATGTCCTCGCGGTCGGGCAGGGTGTAGATGGCGGTGCTCTCGCGGCTACGCTGGCCCAGCACCACCTGCACGATGCCCTGCGGGTCGCGCGCTTCGCTGCGGGCCATCACCCGCTTGGCCAGGGTGTGGCGCAGCCAGTGCGGGCTGGCCGATACCTGCAGGCCGGCTTCGGCCACCCACATGGCCATGCGCGCCTGGTAGCTGCGCACGGACATGCCGCGGTGGTTGCGGCTCATCACCAGCGGCATGTCCGGGTGCGCGCCGTAACCCATGTCGGCGCGGATCTTCACCAGCGCTTTCAGGCAGGCGGTGGCGCGGGTGTTCAGCGGCACTTCGTAGCCGCGGTGGCCCTTGGCGTGCTCGTCGACCAGGTGCAGACGCTTGCTGCGCAGCGCGGCCTGCGCGTGGCCCAGGGTGACGCCGGCCATGCTGCCCACGCGGATGCCGGTCTGGCGCATCAGCTCGATCCACTGCGCATCGCGCCGCGCCAGCACGTCGGCGAACTGCCGCACGTGCTGCATCAGCTTCTTTTCTTCGGGCTCGGTGAGGTAGCGCTCGAACACGGCGCGCTGGGTGATGGTGTTCAGCATGACGCCACCTCCCCGCCGGCGGCGAGAAGCTGGTTGCGCTGCCACTGGCGGGCTTCGCACAGCGCGGCGATCAGCAGGCTGGCGGTGCTGAAGTGCAGGCGCAGGTGGGCTGCGCCACTGATGATCCAGAGCAGGGGGCCGGGTTCCTGCCCATCGGAACCGGTTTGCATGCCGATCTGAAGATCCTCGCCGCTATCCAATCGCAGCGGATTATTCAGCCCGGCGCGCAGGGGCGATGCCATGACGCGAGCGATCTCCTCGATCACCGCATCGCGGTCGATGTTCTCCACCTGCCACACGAATGGGCCGGTGCTGACGCACGTCATCGGCTGGCCGGGGTGAACGATCACCTCGATGTTGCCGTCGACGCTGTCGATCTGGCGCAGGAACAGTTCTTCAATGCTCATGGGGGTCCTCGTTGGCAGTCGAGTCGGTGAGCTGCAGTTCGCTTTCGTCGGCGGCGCGCTGCAGTGCGTCCGCCAGGTGGCGGGCGTGTTCGGGGTCCATGCGGGTGACGGGGCTGTCGGTGTGCATCACCACCGCGCCGGGCTGCGCGGTCACCACCGTCTCGGTGGTCGGCACGGCGACCGGCGGCGCGCAGCCGCCGCAGTCGATGAGGTCAAGCTTCGGGCGGGTCATGCCGCGGCCTGCTGGGCCGTTTCGGCGTCCTGCGCGTCGGCGGCGGCGAGCGCAGCGCGGGCGAACTCGCGCAGTGTTCCGGTGCATACATGGATCTGCGTGGACATACCTGGGCTGACGAAGCGGATCAACGCCTGGTCGCCATCGAAGCGGGTCACGCTCAGCTGGTTCGCCGGCGCCTTCGGGTAGCGGGACGGCACGGTAATGGAGTGCTCGAAGATGATCTTCACGCCGCTTCCTCCACCCGCGCCCGCGGCAGGCAGTCCACGCCTTCCACCTCGGCCAGCACGGCGAGCGGCTGACCGCGCAACACCGCCACTGCGCGGATCACCACACGCTGGCCGCAGTCGCTGACCAGGCTCACCGGCTCGTAACAGGTGAGGGCGCCCATGCTGGACGGGCCGAAGTGCCAGTACATGCGCAGGTCGCTGCCGGCGATGCCCTGCTGCAGTTCCACGCGGGCGCACAGGCCGCTGGCGAAGCGCAACTGCTGGCCAACGCGCACCCACACGCGCCGGCGCGCGCTGCGCGGCGGGATCGGCACGTGCCGATTGATCAACTGGACCGTCAACTCACACACGGGACACCTCCCTGGCAGGGGTAGTGGCGGCCGCGAGCTGGCGCTGGCGGAATGCCGCCAGCTCGTCGCGGAAGAGCAGGAAGAGGCGCTGGCCGGCGCCGTCGATATGCGCCGCCGGGTCGATCGAGCGGGGGGACTCGACGACCCGCAGCCCACCCGCCCGGGAGGGGGGAGTGGCGGGCAGGCTGGTGGCGCGCTTACCGGCGGACATCGGCCAGCGCCTCAAGACGTGCGAGCAGGCCCAGGCCGGCGCGTGCCGCCGCATCGAACGCGGCGCGGGCGCGGTGGACTTCCTCGCGGGTGACTGTGCCGTCCGCAAGCGAATTGCGGATGGACTGGGCCATGGCACCCATCTCGGCGTGCATGGCGGCGTACTGGTCGAGCAGCTCCACGTCGCCGGCGCCGCGCGTCGTCGGCAGCTGGTAGGCGACGTGCTGCAGCGCCTGGTTGTAGGCGTAGAGGATGCGGAAGTCGTGGGCCACCAGCTGCAACGGGATCGACTCGCGCAGGGTCAGCTGGTGATCCTGCAGCGGGTTGGCCTTGTTGCTGAGCGTGGCCGGCAGCATGCCGACCTTCGGGGCCAGCGCGGTGGCGCCGTGGCGCCGCGTGGCCGGATCTACGTAGTCGGAAACGGTGTCGTAGATCGCCGACTCGACTACGCCGTAAAGCTCGTCCTGCATGGTGTGAACCCCCCAACCGTTCTCACTTGGAGCGATCGAGAAGCTCGGCTATGTTTCGTCGCGCAGGGTGTACCGATACACTGCGCTCCGAGGGTCTCCCGCATGCCAATTGCCGAGCTCCTCACCCGGCCCCGGGCGGCTGCTACCGCTCGGGGCCTTTTTGTTGCCAGCGGCTGCTACCGCTGTCGAACCCGTACCGCCGCACTCCGTTTCCGGAGGGCGTCAGACGTTCAAGCCTCTTTCCTGCACGCCGCGCGTCAGCAGCAGCTCGCATTGCTGGTTCAGCGTGCGGATCTCCGACTGGGCCAGTTGCACCAGCGCCTGCTTCAGCTGCGCTGGCAGAACCAGCGAAACGCGCTCCCGTTCACCAGGGGCTTGCTTCTTCGCTGGTACGATGCGCGGCTTGCTCATACGGACGTGGATGTTATGCATGCTCCACATTTGGAGCGTTGAATAGAACATTACTCCACATCTGGAGGAACTGCAAGTGGGGGAAGCTGTGCCCGCAGAAACCATCTCCGACCGTTTGCGCAAGGTGATCGGCGCAAACCGCTCGCCGTGGAAGTGGGCCGAGCAGGTATTGCTGTCCGCCGGCGCCATGGGGCGGCTGTTGAAGGACGGCATGCCGGACCCTGTGAAACTGGTGCCGGCCATGCGCATGGAGAACCTGTCGATCAGCTGGCTGCTGGACGGCTACGGCGCCCCTTTTGTGGTGGCCGCGCCGCCGACCGACCACGACGCCGCGCAGCTGCTCGCCACCATCCTCGATGACGAGCCCGACAGCGCCGTGCTGGTGGCCTGGTGCGAGCAGGGCTTCAGCGTAGTGGTGCATACACCCGTTTCCGCCGAATCTGGAGGAAAGAGTTACGCGTACCGGCAGACCACCATCCTCGGCGGCGCCGCCCCAGGCGTGCGTACCCGCGCCATCGTGGAGGACTTCGCCGCGCGCCCCCAGAACACCTGGCGCAAGGTCGGGCCCTATCTATCCGTCAGCCGCATCTACATGCCGCCGGCAGAATGGGCTGCGCTGGCCAGCGGCTACATGGGCAACCGCGCGTTGTTCGGCGACGACCTGGCGAGCGGCCTGGCACTCGAGGCCGACCCCTACCGTCCAGAAGCCACGTGGCCCGACCGCCAGCGCCTGGTCACCGGCGTCGCCGAACCACCTCCCGCCGACACCTTCGGCCCGGAAATGGATGAGCTGATCCAGACCTTCCGCCGCCTCAGCTCCTTCGATCGCCATGCCGCCCTGCGCATGCTCAAGGGCCTGCATTCAACCAGCTGACACCCGCACCTCCCGCGTGCACCCCCTCACCAACGCCAACGCCGCCGGCACCGCCACCCGAAACGAAATGGTGCGCAGTAAGCCAAGCTCGGGGCGCCACATGCAAGATCCAGGGGCCGGCAGCGATGCCGGCCCTTGTTCTTTCCGGGGCAGGCAGCACCGGGGCGCAGGCGTCGGTGCGACGTCATGGCCCGCGGCGCTCCCCGCGGCGATCGCCG